CCCCCAAATATCTTAAGTCTAGCACCCGCAGGTCTTATTTTGGAAACGTCCCATTTAGGAATTTCCCCGGCATACAATAATGCTAACAACATCCTCAACGCTTTTGCCCAACCCTCTTTGCTATCTTTAACCATAATAATGGTATCACTGAGGTAGAGGTGGTCCGGAACATCTGGTAATTTCTGTACATATTGTCTTTCTACAGAGAAACCAACACCAGTTCCACAAAGCAATATATACATAGCCTCATCAAAGGATTTTGGGTCATCTACAGGCAGGTAACTACAATTATAGCCTGCAGTATTATCTCTCTCTAAAGCCGGTCCTGCAGTCATTAATGCCCTCATAGAAGGCATAACTTTTAGTCCTGCTATAGCGTCCCACAGCTCTTCTCTGGTGTCCGCATCTATATTAGTCTTATCACACATATAGTCCACATAACGAGAAACAGTTTCTTCCCAAGTTTCTCTTCTTTGCTCATCGTCTAACCAACGAGCATATCTAGATACTGCTATAAATTTCTGGTAGTCTGTGGGTATTTTATCGTACATCTTAATCTCCTATAATAAGTTTATTGTTTATAATTCGTATTGTTATATCTTTAACATTAATTCCAGTTATTTCGTGAAACAAGTCTTCTAACTGTTCTTCAAGTATAGACGGCATTTCTTCCGTATCTAATGTGAACTCATCACTGTCAACTTCAGCGATAACTCTAATATCTACCTTATTTAGTCTCATTCTCAACTGTCTCTATAAGTTTAGAAAGATACCATTCGGCCTTCTTCAAATCTTCTAAGGGCTTCCCCTTATACTTATATCTCCACAAGTATTTTAGTATGTTACCTTGTAGATATGGTGCAAAACCCTCTCCAGTAGCTGCCTCAATAGCATCAATACATTCTATTTCTGCTACCACATAATGTGGTGGGCTATTTACATTGTCCTTCATTTATACTCCTATTATTAGTGAAGTGTGGATAAATCTTTATCATCCTCAATATAAGCCTTAGTTCCTCTAACTATTAGCTTATCCATATCACTTATTACTGTATGAGTCAAACCCTTCATAAGAAGTCTATAAAATAAACTAAGTTCTTCGTCTATTACATTAGTAGGAAAATAGTGAACCACCTCTATTGTGTACATACCCCCATCATCTTCGGTATGCCTCAATATTAAGGCAGAGTCCCCATCATTCAGTGTGAATTTTTTATTTTTTTGCATGATAGCCTCATAAAATGTTCTGCGTCAACTATTGCTAACGGCTTTTGCCTATTCATTTTTATTATTACAAGGGGTTCTCCACCAGTGTCATGATTTGTAGCCTGCTCGTAATAGTTATAAATAGTCTTAGTTCTTTCCGTATTCTTACACTCTATGTCGTAAGGAAACATATTATATGCGGCAGTAGATAACTGAACATCTACACCATTACTACCCATAGGAGTAGACCTAACATCTAGAGGTGTTAACTTTGGCAGTAGAGAGAGAAGGTAATCAGCTACCCAATTCTGTAGCTTCCTCCCTTTCGCTTTGGCTGACCGAGGCTTCATCTTCTTCAATCCTAATTTCGTCAATCCGTTCTGAAGGGATGACTGTAATGGTTTTGCTACCTTTGATTTGGATAAACTTGTCGTTTTTTTGGAGATTTGCGAGTATGGTCTGGACTTCGTTTTCCTTAACTTTAAAATGCTTAACGACATGACTGTTATCCGTTCTTGTGTATATTATTGTTAGATTCATTCCATTCCTCTGCTATATGTGTGTACCAAACCCATCTAGGATTTCTTCCCTTGCTTGGTAATTGTTTTTTATGTTGTAAATTTTTCCAACATTTTTTCTTAAAAGGGCAATAGCTACACTCTATTCCTAAAACTCTATTTCCAGTAGCTTTCTTGTAGAACATTTCCTCGTAGTCGTCAAAGCATCTTTTAAATGGTTTTTTATTACCAATAGCGTTAACAGTATCGCTTATCTTGGCTTTAGCTTCATATTTGTACTGTTCACCATCAGGAACTTCAGCAAATGCTATTTCACCAGTGGATTTATTTAAAGCAATCCACCCCTTAAAAGGTACTCCTGCAGCCATACCATACCCATAGCCTTGGGGGATATAGCCGAAAGAGTCTGATTTTTTCATGCTATCAAAAGCATTATCTGAATTAAACTTGTGTTCAAAAGCATACGGAGAAGCCGTTTTTATGTCATATATTCCGTCATCAAGTTCGACATCAAACTCTCCACGTACCTCTGTTCCATCAACATCTAGTTCTACCTGCTTATGCTTACTTTTAATCTCTATTCCAGATGCTTGCATAAGAGTTATAAGGAGAGCTTCCATCAAGTCTCCCATTATTACCCTCATCTTAAAGTCATACGAATACCCTTCGGCTTCCTGACCAGAGGCTTCCATCTGTAATTGGCAAAGAGGCTTGCCTACGTTACTCATACGTAAACGAAACCCCTCTTCCCTTGGACTAAAATGTTTTTCTAGTGCGTCCCTTGCTGATTTCGAGAAATCATCTAAAAGTTGGGGGGACATTTCAGCCCCCCCATTAGCCGCCTTTGAAAGGAACGAAAGAAGTGCGGCTTGTTTCTGGTTCATGATGCTACTGAAATGTCAGAGTTTAATGCATCGTCTAAGGAGGCCGAGGATAGTACTTCTCCATCAACAACTTTTCCTGTAGCTAACAACGCTCTGTCATAGTCTGCCATGATTGCCTTGTTATCTCTTCCAACCAAATCCACATAGTATTTGAGTAATGCTTGGTCATCATCAGAGAAATCTACTGGACCGTCTATTTTGCCAAACTTAGATACATAATAGACTAACCCACCATTCTTCTTCTTCTCTAGTGAAGCACCCAATTTATAGAATATAAATGGTTTCTTCTGTGAAGAGAGAGAATCCAATGGCTGAGAGATAGGCATAAAGTTACTGCCTCTAGCTCTCCATAGTATAGGCACAACTGCATCATCAACAGTTTTACCCTGAGAGTCAACAGGAGACTTCATATACACTTTGCCGTAAAGCATTCTGAAGCACTTAATCTGTTTCTGCTTTAACGCATCTTCTGCAGAAAGTGACTCTCTCTGAGACATAGGCACAGAACCACATCTTAATGTGCCACCTGTATCTGGCATCTCAGTGTTTGGAAACAAGTTTTTAGCTTGTATAGATTTACTAACAAATTCGTTAGCCTCTGGGTCGTAGTGAATGTACTGATACCTCTGTAGAAATATCTGCAAGTCTACGTCCTTAGAGTAGATTGTAGCACCACCCTGCTTTACTGAAAATGCTCCTGCAGGGATACTGTTCCCATCATCATCTTCATGGTCACGATTTATTTTTAATAGTTCGTGATTAGTGGAATTGTCGTTAACTTCGTCCTGACCAATAATATTGGCAATGGTTTCAAACGAAACTTCGGTATTTATAGTAGGTAAATTACTCATATATTTTTCCTTCCTTTATTGAGAGATTACTTTATACTACATCATCAGGCTTATGTCAAATCAAATGTTTCCATTTCTAACCAATTTTGCCCAATCTCTACGTCAACGTCAAGTGGTACTGTCCATTTAACATTGTACAATTCTTCATAAACTTTAGGTACGCCAGTCATAGCGTCATGCGTCAAAGTAGCACATATAAATTCTTCGCCCGGGAATACGTCAATAACTATTGAGTCATGGACAGTATTAACAATAAGACTTTTGAGTCCTGCAGTTGCAAACGAATTTGTAAGTGTAATAAGTGCGAGCGGCACAATACAGCCACCTGCAATACCTTGTACCGGATAGTTCTTGATTGCGGGTGCGTTGCTTGCAGAGCCACTATTAAGTCGCTTAGTATCTGGAAAAGCAAATTGCTGACCAGTATGCATAGATATAGAACTTTCCGATATAGCTTCAGTTTGAAGAGCTTCATGCCATTCTCCTAATTTTTTATATTTTTCAACAAAGGCTTTATAGTAAGCCATTTCATTGGGTGTTCCTGATATACCCCCATACAAAGGTTTAAAGGTATGTGCTTTAGCCTCTGTTCTTTCGTCCTTAGTAACGTCTTTTTCATCCTTATTAAAGATAATTGATGCAGTATATCTGTGAACGTCACTCCCAGATGCAATATCTTTCTTCATTACATCATCTCCACACAGTTGGGCAGCAACTCTAAATTCTAACTGACTGTAATCGGCTTGTAATATCTTTCCATTTTCAAAACGAGAAACTACAACAGCACGAACTGGAAATGTATTTCCTCGTGGTTGGTTCTGGAAATTTGGGTCTGAAGAAGATAGCCTTGTGGTTCTGGTTATGCATTGATTAAACTTTGGATGTAACAGATTATTCGCCCTAGTATTTCTGGCAATCCCGCCTACAAAACTAGATAAGTATACATCTACGGCATTTAGCCTAGTAGCAGACTTGAGAAATTCTACAGCAGTATCGTTACCACGCATCTTCGCAGATTTAAGAAGCCTAAGCATGGTGCTCTTGTCTGTTGCAAACCCATTAGCCGATACGTCCTTCATATCGTAGGGGTTCATAGTCAGCCCACCTACTTTAGGCAAATTATCTAATATGTACCCACGACCAGAGCAGGTTTTACACTTTGTGGGGTTCTTCCACTGCTCCCCATTCTTCTTTTGCTTATAGAACTGCCCTTTACCAGAGCAATAGTGACAATGACGAGCTTTAGTTTTAAAAATACGTGAGGTATTCTCTTGTATGTTCTGTATAAACTTTTTTTGCGTCATAAAACTTCTTCGGAAAGGCTTTCCGTTCTCATCTAGCCCAATATTGAATATTTCAGCCCACTTCTTCTTGTCAATAACTTTTCTAGAGTACACCATGTTACTTAATTGTTCTGGAGAAGCAAAGTTAACCTTTGTATCTCCCATAACACTATATGCAATATCTTCCATTGTACGTTCAAGGTGAGCTTTTTCTGTTTTATATTCTTCACGAACATTGTCCAGAGTAGTTGTATTAATCATTATTCCATTGCGTTCTATGGTTGCTAAAACACGTAGAAATGCATTCATGAGGTTAAGGTGTGGCTTTAGACCAGAGTTTTTTTGTTGGTCAAACAACTTTTGTTGCTCCATGTATAACTCACGAGTTGATACAATATCTGCCAGACCATACTCTTCTACAGTTTCGGGGGGCATTGTATCAAATCCTACCCCATCTTTAAGGTAGTTGTCCACCAACTCTGACTTTTTGGCAGATACTTTTCTACGAATACATGAATCTGCTAGGCTTAGCCCTAACTTCTTACATCTAAGAAGCACATACTCACCAATCATTGTGTCGTATACTTTGCCACTATACTTAAAACCACTCTCGTGTAACCACATCAAATCAAACTTAATATTATGGCCTACAAGTAAAGTAGTCTTATCCAAAACCTTCTGAACTTCTGCATGAGATTTTGCAGTATCAGGCGACAAATCTTTGTGATAAAACCAAGCTATCTTTGGGGGAATATAACTATTAGAAAACATAGTCTTATCCTTCACACAACTCCAATACTGCACAGATACAAGTGCATTATCTGGGTTAAAAGGAGAAGGGTCAGTTCTCCGACCCTCCCCAATTACAAAGGTAGTTTCAACATCTAAAACTGTTAGCATTAGCGTTTACCGTCTATATAAATTCTCAATGCTTTAGATGCGTAGATAGGAGAACCATAAGTAAAGTGCCTCCAATCATACTTGTCAGAATCCAAAAGATGCCCTTTAACTCGCATATTATAAACATCCTTGTTAAGGTACTTCTTCATAAGACGAACAAGTTCTCTTCCTTCATCTGTATTTGGTATCTCACAAAACTGATACTTACTCTTCTTTTTGTAGTGTGCGTATTTATTCTTCATAATTAAACCTCCATTCCTTTCATTATATGAGAAATTACGTCTACTGTCCAACCATTACCTAACATCTTATAGCGTTGGCTGTTTGATATGTTCTGACGTTGTAAATGTTCATGCAACGTAGAGTCATATTCCTTTGAGTCTCTAAAAACACCATACTTAGTATAATCATCTGGAACTGTTTGAAGACGCTCACACTCTTTAGGAGTTAAAGCTCTCCAATACATTTTGCCGTGGTCAACTACAACATTATCCTTCATAATAGTTGTGAGTGTTCCTGTTTTTCCATCAACCCTAGTCTCTATACGAGGTTTAGCTTCAATATTCGGGTTATAATCGTCCCTTTTGCCTGTTTTGGGGTTAATTTTACGGTTAATAATAGAACCACAGACAATTTTAGGCTGTCTGTGCCCCCCTTGCATAGTTGTGAGTGAGGGCGATTTTCCAGAAGAGGAATACACACGTTTTACTATGTCATACCCCTTTATATCTGCTTCGCCTACCTGATGACAACCTTTGTTATCAAATACAAGTTGCCTACGAGACTTTTCGTAATACAGCTTCATACTGCCACCTCTAAAGTAGTTAGCGTCAATACAATAGGACTTATCTCTATCCACCATGCCATCTTCGATTATGTCTGCCAGAACAAGATTTTTATCTTCTATGGTAGAACTAAAGGGTATGTTAGTCCAATACAAACGAACTCTGTTCTGGGCAGAGAATAGACTACTGTTAATTTGTACAGGCTCTACTCCCATGTAGCTACTTATAATATCTTGGCTTTCTTTTTTCATTTTTACATTTTCAAGAATAAAATATTTAGGTTTAAGTGTGTCTTTTAACCTAATGTATTCAAAGAATAATTTACTTCTCGGGTCCTCAAAATTTAAATTTTTTCCTGCAAAAGAAAATCCTTGGCAAGGCGAGCCACCAATCAGTAAATCTATTTCATCAGAAAATTGTGAATCAGTTACATCTTTAACGTCACCTAACTGAGTTATAGTAGGATAATTACTACGAGATACTGCAATAGCATATCTGTCTATCTCGCTAGCAAAATATTTTGTTACAGGTATCCCTGCTTTATCTAGGGCAAGTCTTCCACAAGACATCCCATCAAAAAGACTTAATACATTCATTCTTCTGTTCCTTTCAGTTTAAATGTTAAGTTTTTAATTCCTCGCATACCTTTGGCAGCTTTTTTCATTTCACTAAGTTCTTCCTCTGTTTTACAGAGCATAATAAGTGGCATAATGCCCTTTGTGAAAGTTCTAGCTTCCTCAATATCTTTTTTACAATTTCTTTTTTTAACCATAACTAACTATAACACATTGTATTTGTTAAGTAAAATCATACGGTGTACCTGCTTCTGTCTGTATCAAGATTACAAACAATCTTACCGTGAAATCCAGTTAGTTTATTCTTAGATATTGTGAGGTATCTACGGCTATCGCTAGCATCCGTTATATCTGATTTACCGATGCCTATAATTAAATCTGCTTCGGCCGCCTTACCAGTTTTACTGTTGTCCATCATAGCATACGTAACATTAGTCTTACTTTCAGCATCTGCTGATGCCTGACTTATGCCGATACCAAACACACCATGCCTTTTGCATATTTCTCTGAACTTAGTATATGTAGACCGTAGTTTTTCATCAGTTCGGGCATATGTTCCTGATACACCAATCTTATCTAATTGGTCAATTATAAGAATATCTGGTTTATTTTTCTCACAATATACGTTTAACCACTCAATACTAGCGTCTACATTGTCAATCATGGTTAAGTTTTGTGCAATAGAAGCAAATTGTTTGTTCGCTTCTTTTCTATTTGCAAACAGCTCTTCGTGAGTAAAACCAGTGAATGCCGTTCCTGCCCTAATCATAGTTCTTCTTGCAGGCTCTTCATTTGTGATAATGTGAACATTAGCACCTTGTGAACAGAAGCCATTTGGAGAAGCAGCTAGCGACACATAAAAGGCAGTCTTGCCTACCTCTGGTCTAGCAAAAGCAATCATAAATTCCCCACCCTTACCTCCACGGACATATTTAGATAGGCTTGGTATATTAAAAGACCAACAATCCTCATCCTGCTCCATTTGCAGTAATTCTTCTAAATCTGTGGGAATAACATCTACGTCATCATCTGGTACAAAACTTCTTTCAGTTCGTTCAATAAGTGAACGAATATCTTGTAGTTTCTCTGGGCTACCCTCCATTATTGACAGACCCAAGTCAGCTATCTTTCTGCCCACTTCTTGTTGCCATAATTTTGTGAGCATATCTTGAGCTAAGTCTTCGCCCATTCGTGGCAGTCTATCAATATCAGATAACAGATTGCTTATAACTTCTTTTTTGGCACGAGTAGCAGTAGGATTGTACACCCTATAGCTTTCT